TCACAGCTCTTCTGATTTTTCCAGCCGCAGGCAATGGCCGTTTTTGTAGGCCATGCAGGATGTACCGGCGCAATGGCCGAAACGGTCTGTGTAGGTTTCCTGCATATCGCCTTGTGCTGCGCGCTTATGATTTCTCATAAGGCTGCGCCGGAATGGGCAAAGCCTGGATTCTTTCTTGTCGTTCATATTTCATCCTCCCACAAAATGGCCTGCCCGCAGTTGCCGCAGCACTTGTTCGGCTTGTCGAAGTAGCCGTACAGGTAGTCGCTGGAACCGCAGTTCGGACAAGCAAAGCCCTTTTTGTAAGGGCTGCGCGGGATTCGCAGCAGCAGAGCATCCCTGCCCATTTGACAGGCTTCCTCGACAATAGCAAGGCTCTCATAGCTTTCCCGGTGCTTCGGGTCAAGGATTTTGGCGGCCCGCTCGGTTGACATTTTTTCGCTCATGGTCAGGCTCCTTCCATGCTTTCCAGCAGGTCAAAGAGGGTCGGCGCGTTCTGCTGGGCGTCTGCTGCTTCGAGGTAGCCGACACCGTCGCGGAAATAGTCCGGGTTCAGCTCGACGCCCTTTCCCACGCGGCCCATCTTGACCGCTTCATACGGAACGGTGAAAAGTCCGGCAAAGGGGTCAGCCACAAGGTCGCCGGGGTTGGAGTAGCGGTTGATGAGCCGCTCCACGATGTCGATCTGCAAGGGGCAGACGTGCATCTGCTTGCGCCGCTGGCTCTGGCTGGTGTTCAGGGTCTTCATGCGGTTGATGTCGTCCCAGACGGTCATATCCCAGCTGCCCGGGGCGACGACCATAAATGTGGATGGCAGGCGGCCGTCCTTGTCCAGACTTTCAGCCAGCTTGACGTGCTCGTCGTAGGAATAGACGTTCTCGCGGCTGAACTTGCGGTACAGGATTTGCAGCTTCGAGGTCGGAACCTTTTCGAGATCTTCACGGCCAAAAGGACGGTCGCCGCTGCTGCGCCAAAATGCGTGTGCGTCCAGCTGCCATTGTGCGCGGGTGTATTCTTCCTTGCTTTTGGTGACGCGGACGTCGGCATAGCCTTTGCTGTGGTCGGTGGGCAGCTTTCGGAAAAGTAAAATGTACTCCGGGCAGCCTACGCCCATTTTGGTGCCATCCTTGCATTGCTCTGTCCAGCCTAACCTGTAAGTTTGATTATTTTCCCGCACGACGTCGGTCACAACGGTAATCATGCCGAAATAGGCAAAGCCGTGTTTGATGAAGTGAGAAATGCAATCGGCGTGGAACGGCTCAATCGTGGGCATTCCCATCCCGGTGACGTTGCCGAACTGAACGCGATCTTTAACGTGGATTGCAGCGACGCGGCCCGGTTTGAGGGTGCGCAGCAGCTCCGGCGTCAAATAGTCCATCTGTTCAAAAAATGCGTTGTCGTCGGGGTTATGGCCGAAATCGTTGTAAGATGGGCTGTACTCGTAATGATTGCCAAAGGGGATGCTGGTTACATACAGGTCGATGCTGTCGGTGGGCCAGTTTTTGATTTCTTCGACGCAGTCGTTGTTGATGGCGGTATAGCTTTTCCCTGTGATTTCCACTCGCTCACATCCTATCGTTCGTTTGAGGGATTCAAGTGCAAGGCTGCCAAGGCCGTACTCCTTGATGATCTCTTCCATTTTTCTACTCAGTTCGTCGTATTGATGCCACTTGCGTTGCAGGGCAAGCAGGATTTCACTTTCGGTGTCCATGTACAGGATGTCGATTATAACCGGCTTGTCCTGCAAAAAGCGGTAGATTCTATGCACGGCCTGAATGAAATCATTAAATTCATAGTCGATGCCCATAAAAATCGCCCGGTGACAAAAACGCTGGAAATTGCAGCCGGAGCCGGACAGGCTCTTTTTTGTGCCGAACAGCCGGGTGTGGCCCTGTGCAAAATCCATTACGCGCTTTTCGCGGGTTTCAAGCTCCATGCTGCCGTAGATGTCCACCATCTCCGGGATGGCCTTTTTCAGAGCTTTGCGCTCATCTTCGAGGTCATGCCAGATGACAAAGTGTTCATCCGGGCTTTCGTTGACGATTGCGGCGCACTCGGCGGCTCTGATCTGGATGCTGTCGCGCTTTTCCCTTGCAGCGTCGGTCAAGCCCATTGCGGCATCATGGCCCAGCTTCATTTGGCCGTCCGGGTCAAATTCGTCTGGCCGCTCGATGCTGGGCAGCTTGTGATAGCGGATGTTCATAGGCGGTAGTCTGTACCCTGCATCGGAAAAGCCCAGATCAGAGGGCTTTTGCAGGAACAGGCCCCACGATGCACACCAAATCCAGAACTCTTTTTCGCGGCCCGGGTAAAGCGTCAAGTTGTTTGCCTTTGTGCTGTCGCGCTTAAAGAAACGTGTCAACGCCTGCCCGGTGTCCATGACTTCAAGGAAGCCTGCATAGTGTATCAGTTCCTTGTAGCGGTTTGGGCTGGGCGTGGCCGTGTTGGTGAGCTTGTAGCGGACGCCCTTAAATTTCAACATGAACTCCTGATAGGTCTTGCTTCCGAAACTGCGCAGGGTGGCCGCTTCGTCCAGCGAAACAGCTGTAAAGTAGTGCGGGTCAATATCGCCATCGCGGACGCGCTCATAGTTGGTGAGGATGATCGGCGCGTCGCTGGCCTTGACCTCAGCCATGGTGCGGCAGTATGGCGGCTCCTGCATCCCCAACAAGTTTACAGCGTCGGCCCGAAATTCGGGCATGACGTTCAGCGGCATCACGATCAGCGTTTGCCCGCCCTCGTGCTTTTGGAGCTGGTGACACCATTCGAGCTGCATTACAGTCTTGCCAAGGCCAAACCGGGCAAAGATGCCCCGGCGTCCGCCGCGCAAGGCCCACAAAACGCTGGTGCGTTGGTGGGGCTTCAATACCGGGTTGATTTCCGACGGGTCAATTTCGATGCCGGACAGCGGCGCGATGTCTATCTTGTTTTCCAAAAATTCTTTGTAGGTCATTTCAAGTCCTCCGGGGCATTGTTGCAGCCGGTGACAGCTCCCAGCATATAGGACAGGCGGTCATATTCGCCCATCAAAAAGCCCTCTAAGCAACTGTGCGGGATGTACTTTTGCAGGTATCCAGCGGGCACTTTGGTTTTGACGCCGATGTAGTCCTTGCGCAGTTCCAGTTCAAAAACGTTCTCGGCGATGTGCCGGGTGTAGTAGAATTCAAAACCGTCCTGCTCTGCACGTTTGGCCATTGCGGCAAAAGGTTTGGATAGGTCATACGATGTGCTTCTAAATTCAATCACTTAAATCCCCCCATTGATCAGACATTGCGTCAGCGACACCCGTGAATGTTTTTGCTCGATTTTTAGCGCGGTCTGTGGTAAACATACCCTTGTTGCGCTCATCATGCTTATGTGCGTAAGAACCAGACGGACACCATGTAGCCACAGGCTCCACAATATCTGTCGGGAATAGTGGCGGCAGATTTTTGAGCCAAAGACAGGTTTTCTTGCTGTATGGATGGCCGTATTCATACGGCTGGATGGCTTGTGTATACGGCGGCAGGCAGAAAACTCTGCTGGGAATTGGGTTCTCCACACAAATTCTCGGTATGTCCGCCCACCAGAATCGCATGAAAAGGTCGCGGCCCTCAATTCCTTTCATAACACGGTCGGGTTGAAGCACATGGCCTTTCCATAGGTGTCTTGCGCCCGCATTGCTCAAATATGTGCAGGGCGGGTGTGCAATGAGCAAATCCCATGCGTCGATGTAATGGCATTTATCGTCCATGGTTACAAGTTGCCCCCCCCTCAAAGGCTGAACCGCGTCCCCAAGGATATGCCATTCAGGATGGCCACCGGACGGTTCTTGAATGTCGCAGGAATACGCTTCATGCCCGCGCCGCCTGAAAGCAGCACAGACCGTCTGGCTTTCTTCGCAAGCTATTAAGACCTTCATTCATCTGCTCCTTTCAAGATCCAGACCTTGTGCGTTCCGTATCCTGCCCAGTGCAGGGCGTCATCATGGCTGCCGGGCACGGCCACGTCAAGGTGCTTTCCCTGTATGCCGGAGCCTTTGTCCTGCACGACGCGGACGCCGACGCCCTCGATGTAGATCACGGTGCCGAATGGCAGCAGGCTTTGGTCTGCCGCGACGGTCAGGTCTGCCGTGATAGGTGCGCCGCTGGCCGTGATTCCTGTACCAGTTCCGCAGATGTGGGCTCGCTTCTCTGTACAGTAGGCGGTGCAGGTGTATTCGCCGACGTATTCTGCGGCCATCCCGGCGGGCAGGTCGCTTTCCGGCGCAGGCTGCTGGGTCGCGCTGTTGACCCGCTGCAAGTCCTCGATGATCTGTTCATCCTTCAAAGCCCGGTCTGACCAGTTCTCAAAGCGGGCGGCATAAATTGTGTAATAGGTTTCCAGCTCATTGATGCGGCGGTTCAGGATGTTGCCCTGTACGGCCAGCGGGATGGCTCCGGCCAGCAGCGCGGTCACAATGGCGGTCTGGATGCGGTTCATCAGCGGTACTCCTTTCCTGTGGCCTTGTCCTTGAAGATGACACGGCCCACGACTTCCAGTCCTGCCAGATCGGCGGCCTGTTTGAGTGTTGCCATCATGGCGCTGATCTTGCGCAGGCGGTCGGCTTCCTCTTTGGCGTAGATGTTTTTCAAGGCCGCTGCGGGTGTGGGGTCTACGTAGTGTTCAGCATTGCGGTTCAGTTGCTCCATCTGTGGCGTCCTCCTGTTTTTGGGGCGGCTGCGGCAGGTATGCCCAACGGACGATATCGTCGTAGTCGTAAATTCTGTCCCACGGCCATTTCCAGCGGTAGACGGTTTTATTGCGGACGATGGCCCGCTCATAAATCATCGTGTGTACCCGCTGCTCAGTTTTGAACATAACGGCGACGGTGATTTCGCCATGGCCGTTGATGTCGCCCGGAATGATGGGCATACCATCTTCGACGTTCGTCCAAGGGTCGGGCTGCTGTGAGATGGTCGGGGCCTGCAAGATCATTGCCATGATCTTTGACACGATGATGCCCGGCGGCTGTTTGAGCATGGAGCCGACCTCGGTTGAAAGCTGCTCATATAAGGCAATGGCGTCAATCGCCCGCTGTTTCTTCATGGCCGTCCTCCTGTTCAGGCTTTTCGATGCTGACTTCCATTGTGACGGTCTCGCCAGTGCGTTTCATCCACTGGTATTTGACGCTGGCGGCATCGTACTTTTTGAGGTCGGCCAGCATATAGTCGCGGACAGCTTCAATGGTCTGCTCGTTGATTTCTGTCGGTCTCTTCTTGTCGTTGTCGTAGGCTTTGGAATTTGCTTTAACAAAGTCAATGATGGTGGACAGGTCTTTGATGGACTGCTCGACCTTTGCAGCCCAGATACCGTTCAGGGCGATGATCTGCTCATTTTTAAGCCTTTTGCGCCAGCCTTCAAGGAAGTCCAGCAGGATATAAGCATCAATTCGCTTCCTCATGCTGTGGCTCCTTTCTGGTGTTCCACTTCCTGACCTCGACGGGAGATGTATCAAGCACGAATCCATACCCAAGCGGGCACTTGTCCGTTTCGGTGTGCTTGTAGTAGTTCATGCGAAATTCTGAGATGACTTTCCCGGATGTCGTTTCAATGGGCGAAAGCTCCGTGACAAGTTGCAGTTGTTCGCCGCAAAATGGACACGGATTCGGTTTTACTAAAGTGCATTTCATTCAGGATCTCCCTCTTCCGTTTTTTCCGGGTCTTCCGGCTTTTCCATCCAGTGCGTGACGTCGTCCAGAAATGCACAGGTGTTGGCGTCCAGCCACCTTTTGTGGATTTCGTGGTCAAAGAATCCCATCACAGAGCCGATGCCATCGCGGTACACAATGACGTCCCGGCTGTCCTCCGGCGGGTCGGTTTTGGCGTCATGCCAGCGCATACGGTTGGCAGTTTCCAGCCGCTTCATAGCCCGCTGCTGCTCCTGCTCGTCCTTGCAAAAGATCGTGATGTTGTAGTCATCATCGTAGAGTTCGGCTTTGCCGGTATCGTCAATGTAAAGAATAGAGTTCATTTTTTCACTCCTTTGATTTGTTCGGTTCATGTGCAGGCATCCAGAACGGAAGATCTTCGGGGCAGAGTACGACATTCTGCCAGAACACAACATCAAGGTGCCTGCTTGCTGCTGTCCAAACGATTATGCCGCCCATCCTATCCGCATCCGCTTCTGTCGGCGGGTGCAGCCTGGAATTCTGCCACTGTTGCGGCGTATTGTTGACCGCAGGCGCATTTTCTATCATCTCGATTTCGCTTGCTGCATCGCACCAACTGTGGCACTGCTGGTGACTGTATCCACCGGGGCAGTCTTGGCAGCACTTTTCTTTGAACGCTTTCAGAAGCGGCTCCCGCTCGATATAATCATCCATTCGCATCCTCCTTGAAGCTCCACATAATGGGTGTGTTCGCACCGCTCCATTTGGAGCAAAGCGGCTCATAGCCGCAACCGATGCAGGCAGAGTGCAGCTTCAGCCGTGCCGCCTGCTGCGTCCGTCCCTTGCAGAACTGGGACAGGAGCTTGACCACTTTTTCAGCTTCCTGATAGTTGGCAGCACAGTTATAGCGGCAGCTTTTGGTCAGGGCGTCATAATCGCAGTTGTCGGAGTATACGCCGTTTGGATGCTGGCATTCATCGCAGAGCATCAGGCGGCCGCCGCAATACGGACAGGTGGCCTTGTAGCCGTTCTGCTCGATGTCCCAGACCATCGTGACCTCATTGCCGCAGGTGGGACAATCCTCGGTCACGGTCTTGCGGTCATCGTCCGGGTGATTATTCAGATACTTGCTCATCGCTGGCCCTCCTGTTGAAGTAATCCACCGGGGATGCACCGAAACAGTCGCACGGGATATTGTTAAAGCTGACGATTGCGCCGCACTCCTGCTTGTTGGTGCAGGCAATGAAGTCGGGGCCTTTCTTCATAAGGCGCACCGTGACAGGTGCGCCACAAAACGGACAGGGTTTGCAGCCGTTGGAAACGTGTGCTTTCATTCGATCTTTTCCCCTCTCGTGACGCCGATGTCATATTCAGCGTCAAAATTTTCGGCGGTGACGCCGCAGTTCGCAAAACCACGGATAAAGGTTTCTTTGCCATGCTCGAAAGCCTGATTTTGGCTCGTGGCCGTGATCTTGTAGAACGCGGCACAATAGCTGGACGTGTTTTCCGGCTTCGGCAGGATGCAGACTTCATATCGCATCAGGCCCGCGTCCTGAATGGCCTTGACCACAGCGGCACGTTCGTCCCGCAGCTCGTCGATGTCATCTTCCAGCACCGGGGAGATCGAGAAGCCGCTGTGAATAAAGTTCCTCATGTCGGCGTAGGCGATTTCAAGATCGCGGTCGATTTCTTCAAGAGTTCTAAATGCTGCATCCTCCCGACGAATGTTCCCGCGTACAGGCGCGGGCCGATGGTGTAGTGATAGTATTCGTGCCCCCGCTGGATGCCGGCAGGCGTACCGGGCACAGGCTTCAAAACCAGCGTGTGTCCCGCGATGCTGATCGCATATTCCCCACCGGGAACAAGGTCAGCCATCCAGCTTTCGGCAGGCGCAGCAGCCTTGCACTCCCCATCCATGCAGCAGATGGCCGTCCGGGCCGCCTGCGGGACGATGGAGAATAAAGAGAGCTGCTCACAGGCTTGCATCATTGTCGGCCGCCTTTCGTGTGCCCTGAAAGTCTGCCACGCCGTAGCTGCCATTCTTGCAGCTGTGCATCTCGAACATGGTCGGCGTAACTTCGGGCGTTGAACACGGCGTATCAAGGCCGCTTGCTTTCATAATCTCATGGAGAGTGCCTTTCCATGCTGCAATCTCGCTGTTCGTGCCGCTGCTGGTAAACATTTCCCCGCAAAGGCGGCATTTGTAGACGTTCACAAATTTTGTCAGTGCCATAATCAGCCCCACCTTTCTTTCAGACGTGCCTTGCATTCCTCGGCCTTTGCAACGACGTATTCGGCAAATTCTTCCGGCGGCAGGTCGGCTTCCCGGAAAGAGCGAATCATCTTGTCATATTCTTCGCCCAGCGTGGTGAGCTTTGCGGTCTGTTCTGCGCTCAATTCCAGCTCTGCGGAAAAGTTATAGATCAGTGCGCCCCATGTGGCGTCCACGCCATCCAGCGCAAGGTTGAAGCCGTAAATCTGGCTTTGCCGGGAAAAGGCTTTCATGTTGGCCCGCTTGATGTTGCCGCCGCAGAACGGACAGCAGCCGATTTTGATTTTTTCGGGCTTATCCATTCTTCTGCCCCTCCTGCTGCTGTTTGGCGATGGCATCGGGCCAAAGTTCAGGCCGAACATAATCAGATAAGATGCAGCCCTCGCCAGTCGTGGCAAAGATGCAGCCACCGGGTTCACACTCTGTTTGCTGTTTGCAGTAGTCGGCTAAATCCTGGGCCTGTGCAGCCGCCTTGTCGTCAACAACTTTTTTGCAGATGGAGCCGGTTTCAAGTTCGATGCGGTCGCGGGTGCGTTGCACCTTGTAGGACTTGATTTTCCGGATTTCCTCGGCAGCGATGCTATAACGTCCGGCCAGCCAGTTCAGATAGGAAACCAGCTCTCCAATGTCGGTTTCAAGGTCGTGGTTTGCGGTTTGCCGTTTGATCTGAACTTCGCTTTTTGACATATCCGGGTCGGCGGCGGTCGCCAGATTGACACGGCGCAGTTTGTTGATGCTCTTGATGGGCGCAGCCAGATGCCAGATGCAGGATTCAATATCGTTTGCAAGCAGGATGTGCGTTGCCCAGCTCTCAATGTAGATCGTATCGAGGGAAAGCAAATATTCCATCTGCTCGACCATGACTTCCACGTCGGCGATTTCCTCGGCGATGTGCTGCGGGTCGCCCTCGGCGGCGGCCTGAATGAGTTCGGCCAGCTCTTCGGTGAAGTGGTTCATCTGGAGCTGTGCGCCGTAGTAGGTGGCACTTTTCAGGTTCAGCTCCGTGATTTCTTTGTCGGTCATGCGGTTTACCTCCAGTCGAATTCAAGATAAAAGCCCAGCGAACTGAGAATAGCTTCCACGTCGTCCCAGTTCAGCGACGTATCAGCCGCGGCTTCCGCGAACTTTTGCGGGTCGGCTGCCGGGTGGCGGTTGCCGTTGGCGTCCTCGATGCGCAGCTCCAAACCGATGCCGTCGGCAATTTTCAAAGCCGTGGACAGATTCAGATTGTGATCGCGGGTCAGCGCACGGCTAAGGTTCGCAGGGGTCAGGCCGCACTTCTGGGCCACCTCTGCCTGCCGCTGGCCGGAATCTTCCAGCAGCTTTTTCAGTTTCGTGTTGATGTCCATTTACAGACCTCCTTTTTGTTTGTGAGCGGTTTTTGCTTTGCTTTGATGCTTTCCACTCTTATTTGTGAGTAACAAGGGCATAAAAAAATCAGGCTATCAGGCGGCCTCGTTCAGCAGGAAGTCCATCACCTCGCGGCGGTGAGCTTCCTTGCGCTGTTCAGCGGCGCGGGCTGCTGCCGCTTCCGCTTCCCGCTGATGGACTTCTTCCCAGCGGCGGCGGTAGATGTAGCGGTCAACGGCCGGGGCGACGGCCTGCACCAGAATCCCGGCGGCGACGACGTAGCCGAACGGTGCAATGCACTGGGCCTGATACTGGGTGTACCCGGCCAGCATGAAAAGATTGGTCATCATGGTTCTTCCTCCTGTAAGCGGGGGCTGTGGGAGCCTTGCGGCTCCCCTGCCCGGTGTGCAGCTTAGATAACAGCATCTTCCTCAACGCTGTTCTGAAGTTCATCGGCTTCCTCCGGGGTGATGTAACCCATGATGGACAGGCCCACCAGAACGCCGTAAATCTGGCCCTCGTAGTAGTTGATCTCGTCCATGGTTCCGGCGGCGGCCAGATCGTCGATCATGCGTTCCAGTTCGGACAGGTCGCGGCCCTCGGCGGTCAGGCGGTTCATAAGCTCTTTCAGTGCTTTCATGGTGTTCTCCTTTCGCGGTTGTGAGTTGTGATTCATTCTGTAACTATATTATCACTCTTATTTGTGAGTAAGTCAACAGCAAAGGAAACTTTTCTTGATGTTTTTTCGGCCGCTTTATTTTATAGTAACCTTTACGTTTCTTCTTCTAAGATTAAGTTTAATATAATCTTTACCACCATCAGTACCAGATTCTGACAGATGTATCCATACGGTACACATACCGTATGTCGGGCCGTAGTGGTGGTATGGGTGTCGGCCTTACTCGTCCATATTTTCAAAATAAAAGCAGATTTTGCCGAATCCGTGGTAATAGCCCTCCTTGATAGGCTCCTCCGGGTTGAGGATAGAATCCGAATATTTGAGAGCAAGGCGGGACTGGATGGAAACTTCCGGCAGGTCATGCAAGCGGGCGCGAAATGTTTCCAAATCGTCGGAGCCTTTGAAGCGGGCGCAATCCGGGCAGGCGGCGACCTGCTGCCCCGGCTTTGCCTGATTCAGAAAGAAGCGCATCGGGTTGATGATATAGCCGCAGTAAGCGCAGCGGCCGTGCGTGGCATTGTAAGCCACTTCGCGTTTGTTGGGCATGGCTATGATCTCCTTTCAGACAAAGGGCAAGCCCCACGTTTGCAGAGCTTGTCCCGGTGCGGCGGCTGATTACTCAGCCTTGTTCTTGACCTCCTCGCAGAGCTTCATCGCTGCCACAAAGCCAGCGCGGAATCCGGCGCGGGCCTGTGCCACGGCTTCGGTGCTGATTAGCTCGCCCAGCTTGGTTTCGTGGACGGTGGGCAGGTTGAGCTTTTCGCAGAGTTCAGCAAGCGCGTCCTGCGTGGCCTTGTCATGCTGGGTGTCCCATGCGGCGTCACTGTCAACGAGCTGGTCAAAGAGGATGTCAATCATGCTTTCCATGGGAAAAGTCCTTTCTCCCGGCTTTGGCCCGCCGGGTGGGCGTCTGGCGGCTTCTGTGCCGCGTTTTTATTCGCCCGCCGTGTTGCGGGGCTATGGATAGAATATCACTCGTTGAGGGCCTGCCCGTGGGCGTCGTGGCAAGGTGCGCCAGCAAACCAAAGGAAAAGCTGCTGCCGGTCGGAAAACTCTTCCGTCCAAGCGTTGCCATCGGAGTTATCGACACCGACGTACAAATTGCCCTCTTTGGCAAAGAACTTGCCTTTGGATGCAGGCGCATCCGGCTTCTGAATGACGCATTGCAGATAAAAGGGCGAAACCTGCGCGGCGTGGACGATGGCCCCCATCTTCGGGCTGGTCTTTTCGTTGCCTGCGGTGTGCATGACGGTTGCAATGATTGCGGATGCGTGTTCGGCAGCAATGTCCATCGCTTCGTTCAGGTTCTTGTAGTTGGCCCCGATGATGGCGCATTCGGCCAAATCGAGATATGACAAAAGGCCGTCGCCCTTGATGGTGTTCGGCGTGGATGCGATGGTCAACTGACCATTGGAATATTTCAGAGTGATTTCAGCGTCTACCAGCTTACCCATGTTGGATCTCCTTTTCTTTTTGGTGGATGGTGGTGCGCAGGCGGGCCAGCAGGATGCCGGTTTCCGTCGCCTGCGGGTCGTTGCTGAACAGATCGTGACGGTTCATGTCCAGCCGTTCCTTTTTTGTGATGGCTGCAAGATTGTCCAGCGCAAAGTTTCGCTTGTCGCCGTCCTTGAAGATAACGACATATCCCGGCGGCAGCGGGCCGTTCGCCTGCTCCCAGATCAGCCGGTGCTTTGGCACAAAGTTGTCATTGCAGTTCGGCCGGGACTTCTTCATCCTGACCTTGACCTCGATATAGCCGTCCTGTGTGACGCGCTCGTAGCCGATGGGTTTCAGGTTGTGCGGGGTGCATCCGGGCTTGAACCATGTTTTCTCACAGCCCTGTGCGTGTGTTCCTGGCTGCGGCTTATATGGGCAGCAGCCTTTCTTAAAATATCCGGTCAGGCCGCTGTTCAGGCCGTGGCGGGCGTAATACTGTTTGATCTGCTCCGGCGTGTACTGGATGCCGAACTGCTCAAAGAGTTGGTCGCACATTTGGCGGTGTCCTGTTCCCTTGTAGTGGGCAAAGACATAATCCTTGACCTGCTGCGGGAAGCGTTTGGTCGCTGCGCCCTTGATCTGCCCTGTACCGCGGCCATTGCGCAGCTTATGGTTCGCCTTGTAGGATTTCATGGACGCTGCCGTGAAGTTCGTGCCAAAGGCTGCATTTGTGATTCGGGCCAGCTCTTGCGTGGTCGTCCCGGCGACGTGGGCAGCTATAAAGGCGTGTACCTCCGGCTTATACTTTCGGGGCATTGGTTTCGACCTCCAGCATGGGCGGCAGCTTTTCATTCGGGGCCAAGCACTCATTGGCGCAGCGGATGGCCGACAGGGCCAGCTTGCCATTGTTTACGATCTGCTGTGACACCTGCGTGACGGCGCGGGAACGGTCGATCTCCTGCTTCAGCTGCTCCGGGGACAGGCTATCATCGTTCAGGCGTTCCAGCTCTTCAAACAGGTAGTTGTTCAAGGCGGTCAGGGTGTTGTTCATAAAAATGCTTCCTCCATGGTTTTGGGGATGTGGTTTCGCTGGATGCCGTATTCTGCGATTTTGCAAAACAGCTCAAATGCCTGCTCGTCCATGATGACCGCCTGCGCGGTGGACATTGCATAATCGTGGGTGGCGGCCTGCATCCGCAGGGTCAGTGCATCGACGTTGCAGCCTGCCCGCTTCATCAGGTTGTACATCCCGGACAGGTAATAGCGGCGGCTCCAGCCGAAATAGTCGCAGAACTTCCCGACGTAGCTGTTGAATTTCTGTCTTCGCTCCAATTCGGCCCAGAGCCTTTCAAACATGGCGTCATCTGCGGGTGCGGCTGCCGGCATGGCATAGGCCCCGGCTCTGCGGATGCTGGGCAAGACTTCGGACGTCACCCAGCGTTTGAACTTCTTCGCGCCGGGGAGCTTGCTTTTCAGCATCAGGCTGTACAGGCCGCTTTCGTTGATGGCGGTGATTTTTTGCTTTCCTCCGGGGGTTGTCGCTTCAACGACCCCTTTGTCCTCATCATCGACGTGCTTTCTTATGGCCTGCGCTGTATCAACATAGCCCAAAGCGGCGGCCACGTCTTTTCCGACGAACCAAGGCTCACCGCTGATCTTCAAACCCCGGAGCCGTCCAAATTCTGGGTTTTCAAAAATGGTCAGGTCATTCATTGCGGGTTCTCCCTTTATCGTAACCTTTACGTTCTCCTTCTTAGATTAAATTGATATAACCTTTAAGTACCACCAGTACCAGCACCAGATTCTGACAGATGTATGGATAGGGTATCGGGTTGTGGTGGTTTGACGTTACATCATTGTTTTTGCTTCATCCTCAATTTGCTGCACAAGCTCTTCGTTTGACAGGTCTTCGAGGGTCAGCCAGCGGCCATCATGCAGCCGCATGATGGCCCGGGCCGGGGCGTTTTCTTCCCGGGCAAGTGAAACGATGCCGCGCACGATGTCCGCGCTGGTCGTTCCTTTGAGGATTTCCCACGCCCAGATGTATTTATAGTTCAATCTTTCACCGCCTTATTATGATATTTCGGGCCTGCTGGCAAGTTACCGGCAAGTTAAAGGGTGCAGGCTGCGCTCTTAAAGCCGAACACTGGGACATAGGTGTCCTTGCGGGTGGTGTCATGTGCGCTGACGATGCGATACTTGACATTCGGGTTCTTGTTGCGGTTCATCTCGCTGCGGTAGGCGGCCACGGCGTTGTCGTAGGCTCCCTGGCCAGTGTGGAAAGAATAGGTGCGCCAGCCTGTCACGTCGGTCTGACCGATGGGCAGGAACCCGGCCTGCAGAATGTAGGTTTTCGCTTTCATGTGGATGCTCCTTTCTTGCGGTTGGCTCCCGCGACGCTCCGGGTGGAGCGTTTCGGCTGCTGCCATGTAGCCATCATCAGGCGGGGTTATTCAGGGCGAGTATTCCACGCTTCAATAGTTCGTTGCCTGCCCAATTCCCCGCGATGTTCATAAAAATCGCGGGTAAATGTGATATTGCATTTCGGACATCTAATCCGAATGCCCTCAGTATTAGATTCAGTGATGGTCGTATGCTCCTGCCCGCAGAAAGGGCAAGGCTTCAATACTTTCTTTTTCACGATTTAGCCCTCCAATCTTGCCACGACGGAATCATAAAACGCCTTGTACTGCTTCTGGTCGTTGACAGAGCGGCTATTCTCGCCAAAGTCCCAAGAGTACCGCTCAATCCACTTGTCGCACTGCTGTGACTGGCTGCGGAAATATTCGGCGATGTGGGCTTTGTCGATGCCCTCGACGATCTCGATCTGTGCATGTTCTTTGTTCCACAGCTTTGCGGTGGTGTACTTCTCGTAGCCGTTGACCGTGACCATGATCGGCCAGAAGCAGACGGCATTTTTGGCCTTGCTCAGTTCGCCGTTGCGCTTGATCTTCAGCAGACAATGGTCTTTGCCGCACCAGTCGGGGTCTCCGTCGCTGTGCTCCACGAAATAGAGCGCGTTGTCGGTTTTGAAGTATCAATGGTTACGATCATGTTTATTCATCCTCGATTCCGGATTTCGCCTTGTTTTGTGCGTCCAGCTCGGCTTCCCATTCGTCGTCCATGTCGTCGATGGCCTGCTGTTGGAGCTTTTTCCGCTCTTCCAGTGGCAGGCCCAGAATGTCCTCCGAAACAATAGGCTGCTGGATGCAGTGGCAGTTGATGCGTTCGCCTGCGGGCAGGATAACGTCACGCGGGTACATGGGATGGTAGACGATGCCGTCGGCTCCAATCAGCTCAAAAGGCTGGTCTTTGGCGACGATCTGGCCGTCCATGTCGATATGATTTTGCCGGGGTTCGTTGCGGTAGTTTCCGGTGTGCATCCAGCCTTTGCTTTCAACAGCCGGGGACTGCATAAAGGCTTCCTGCTGGGCGACGCTGTGCGCCCCCAGAATTTCAGTGACCGCCACCCGGCGGGCGCGGTAGTGGGATGTCCAGTATTCTCCTTTGCCCTCTTTTTCCATGCCGGAGTTTATGAGGTCAACGCAAAACTGGGAGATGTTTCCGCCGTTGCTGATTTCCTTTTTGAGCATGGCTTCCAGCTGGTCTTTGCTGGTCGTCCTCATAAGGCCTGCCAGCTCGCCGCTCCAGTTTTCAATCCATGCGGTCGTGCGCTTTGATACCCGGTCGAGTTTCAAGCTCTTGTCGGTCTGCTTCAGGTAGTAGGCCGCGTATTCGGGCAGGAACTTGGACAGGCGGGCAGCAAAGGCTTTGCTCAATTTGGCGGTTGCAGGGGTGGCAGCAGTTACAGCCGGGAGTTTCTTTTCAAACTCATCCAGGCTGCCAGCCGCTTTAGCTTCTCGAACAAAGTAGTCCGTTTCCTCGGTGAGTATGTCGGCCACGTCGTCCTCAATATCTTGCGCGTATTGGAGCGTTTTCTTTGGTTTCGCATAGCCTTCCTTTCCCAGCTGCTTAGACAGGTCATTGTCGGCCTTGCGGATATAGGCGTCAATGGCCTTTGTTATGCGGTCGCAGTAGCACGGACGGATAACAAGACGCTGTTTCACTGTTCACCCTCCTGCTGCTGTTTGAGATCGACCAGCAGCTTCCGAACTTCTTTCATCACGGCGTAGACCTGCGCGTCCTCCGGGCGACTGGCCGCTTTCTGGATTTTGCCATCAATGGCCATCGTGAGTGCGCCAAGGTCAAAGCCGCCGTTGCTGGGGCTGTTGGTGATGGACAGCGGGACGTTGCCCCATTCTTCGTCGTAGTCGTCGGAATCCTCGCCAAGATACTTGTAGAGGATTTCTTTCGCCTTGTTGGGGGTGACGCCGCCTGCGGCTGTTGCGGCGGTCAGCAGCTTTGTGATGTCGTCCGGGTTGGAGATGTTCGGCTCCAAGAAATAGGCTTCGACGTACTTAAAACCGTAGGCGTTCAGCAGCCGGTTATTGATGGCCCATGCAAGGCTCTTGCGTTCCGGCTGGAAAACCTGCTTCTCCGTGACCTCCTGCGCGGTCTGCGCGGTGGCACGGTTGAAGTCGGTCGTGTACCCGGTGTACAGGTCGGGCAGCAGGAAAGACGACTGTACCTTTTTGCGGTTGTTGTCCATGTAGGACTGGAACAGTTCATCTTTTTGCAGGATGGACGCCAGATCCTTGACCTCAATTTTCGGCTTCTCAGTTTCGTCAAAGTCGGTCTTGCTGTCGGTGGATTCGGTTTCGAGGACAATAAAGGCGTGTTGCCCTGCTTCGCCCTTGATGTCGTCCATGTACTTTGTGAGCTTGTCATAGCTCTCGTTGGTCAGTGTGCCGCCCTGAATCATAATCATCAGGGGCGTATGCCGGCCGTTGATGAAGTAGTTATTATTGAGCCGTTCGGCGCGGCGGCTGCCATCGACGCCCAGAACCTGCCCTATCCAGCGCACTTCGCCGTAGGGCTGGATGCCGATAGAGAAGTACAGGATCTCGTTTGCTTCATAGGCAATGTCGAGGACTTCGCCATCTTTGAGGTAACGGCCATCGCGCCAGTCCATGCGGCGCGGGTCGCCGAACTCTTTGAAATAGACGGTCTTTCCGCCGACTTGCTGCCGGAACTTGCGGAACTTCTTCTTGCGCTGCACAGCTTCGCCGTGGTTGAAATAGGTGGTTTCGATGCGCGGCTCCAGTGGGACGGTCATTCGGATGGATGGCGTATCATGCAGAAATTCGATCTGCTGTACTTCCCCATCCAGATTGCGGATAACTTCGAGGTAGGCCACGCCGTAGGTTTCGCGGGCTTCAATGAGGTCTTCAAAGACTTCCTTTGTGTCCTGCTCGGTGTTCAGCAGCTCGATGATCTGGGCCATGCGATTATATTCCACATTGGCTTCATCGCTCTCTTTGACGTCCTCAGCATAGCGGACGCCGATGCCAAAGCCTGCAATGTTGTCTTTGTAGGCGCGGATGCACTGCGGCAGGATGGTCGATTCCCGGACAAGATCATGCAAGCCAGCCAGCTCATAGGGCGGCTCAATCCAGTCGCCCGCGTTAAAGGCTTCCTGCTCCGTGACCTGCGTCGTGGTGTCGGCCTTTTTGATGGGCTGCAAGGGTGGCGTGTAATTCTTGCCCTTGATGATGCGGGCCTGCATGGGCCGGGGGTTCTTTTTCGTTGACAATGGGGTTTACTCCTTTCTTCCTGTGCCCTTTGGCGGGTGGGCCTTTGAGGGCTTGACGGGCAGGCACAAAAGCAGGACGCAGTCAGCTTCATCCGGGGACGGCTGACCTCTGGCCTTGACGTCCTTTTTGCTTTCGATTTTGACCTTGCTTTTCTCCGTGATGCCGTATTTGCGGGTGGAGAGCTGCGCAGCCAAGTCTGCATCGTCGGGCAGGATAAGTTCGACAGGCTTTTCGTTGCCGTCGTCGTCAATGGTTTGGAGTAGCTTTTTAACAACGGCCATCATGTAGGTGGTCGTGTCGTGATAGTATTTGTGTTTGATGATCTGGCCGAATTTCACCGGGACGATGGAGAGCCACCAGAAACGGTCAGGGTCAGAGCGTTTTATCTGGCGCAGGTTGTCGGTCACGCCACCGCCGACGCCGCCGTCGTCGATTTTGACCGGGATAGCGGTTTCGAGGTGGTATTTGTCAACAAGCCTGCATCCCAGCAGGGCTATTTCATGCGCGGTTCGCACGGTGTCCTGTCCCTGTATCTTCTGGTGGAAATAGATCTTCTCGTCGATCTTGTAGCCGATGACGGTTTTATCATCGCCGAATCGGGCGACATCGCAGCCGATATGCACGGATAGCGGCTTTTCTGGCTCTTTCCAGTCGGTGTTGATGGACTTCTCGACCATCGACAGCGGGATAAAGACGTCCTTTTCAGACTTCGGAAAATCCCCGGCGACGCGGACGCGGAAAACGTCGGAATCCTCGCCGTACATGGTGCGGATGCGGTCTATATACTCCTGCGACACGCGGGGGCTGTTTCGGTCGTCAACGTGGATGGTGTGATATTCGGCCCGGTTCTTATGGAACGCATCATAGAAAAAGCCTTGCAGCTGTGTGGGGTTTCCGCACATCAGCAGCCGCGCTCCCTCTGTGGACAGTGCGCCCAATACAGGCTCAAAGACCTTGTCGTCCACGCCGGATGCTTCGTCGATGATGAACAGCAGGCTTTCGGAGTGGAAGCCTTGCAGGGCGTCCGGGGTGTTTGACGTTCGGGCAACGGCAAACCATTCTTCTTTTGCCCCGGCCATGTAGACGCGCTCCTGTGTCCAGATGATCTCCCGCTGCAATGCGGGGTTGCTGCGCAGCCATTTTGACACCTCGGCCCAGAGGATGTCATACAGCTGGTGCTGTGTGGGTGCTGTGCAGGGGATTTTCGGATAGGGCCGGGTGCAGATAAACCAGATAATCGCCCACGCCTGCACCGCGCTCTTGCCGATGCCGTGTCCAGACCGAACGGCGGTCATGGGGTTGGCGGCAAGACTTCGCAGGATTTTGGCCTGCTCCGTGTCCGGCTTTGCTCCTATGACGTCCTCGACAAACTCGACCGGGTGGTCAGCGTAGAACAGAACAGCGTCACTCGTCATGTGGGGTTTCACCGTCCATTCTGCGCTGATAGGCTTCTTCGATGGTCTGCATCAGGGTGGGCGCGGCTGTGGCGTCCTCCTGCGGGGCCTTTTCCAGTACGAGGTTGTTTTCGACTTCAAGGGCCAGCTTCAGCATTTCCTTGATGTCGCGGGGCGTCATATCTTCCGGGGCCAACAGGTTCAGCGCGTTCAGTGCCTTTAGTTGGAGCTGGGCAGCTATTTGCAGGTGCGTTTTGCGGATGTTGGCCGCTTCTACGGCGGCCTTTTTGCGGGCTTCTTCGTCGATGCTGTTATCGTAGGCCCGACAGCGGGCGGCCCAGTTGTGGCCCTTGTGCCAGCGGTCGATTAAGCTCCGATTCTTGCCGCACTCCCTTACCACCGCCGCGACGGTGCGGTTTTTGCCCATGTCCCGGTAGATGGAGAACGCAGCATAGGCCGGGTCACTCTCTTTCGGCTGCTGCTCCCAGACCTTTGTTTTGACCTGTTTTTCCATGGCATTCTCCTTACAGGGTCATGCAGGGAGAAACAGCCCGGTCATGCCGACGCGGTGACGGTATCGACGATGATCCTCACGACAGCATCTTCGCTGTGCTCCTTGATGTAGGCTTTCAGGGGCTTTTCGTCGGCTGCATCAAAGGTCAGGCTAAGCAGGAAAGATTCTTCCGGCTCCTCGGTTGGTTCTTCTTCGTCGGGTGCGGTCACGTCGTCAAAGTAGGATTTGAGTTCATCCCTCAAAACGTCGATTTCCGGGAGTGTGAAACCAGTGTCGGTCGCTTCTTCGCCCAGCTCGTTGAGGATGACGGAAAGTTTATCGTCGTCCCATTCGCCGGTGATTTTGTTCAGGGCGACGTTCAGCTCTTTTTCCTGGATGTCGTCCAGATCGACGACGGAAACGGTGACTTCGGTTTCGCCCTGCGCTTCAAGGACGGTCAACCGCTGGTGGCCGGAAACAACGGTATTGGTGCGGCGGTTCCAAACGATAGGCTGTACCAGACCGTGACGCTTCAAGCTGCGCTCGATGGCCTGATATTCTTCATCTTCGGGTCGGAGATCGACGCGGGGGTTATAGGCGGCGCGGTTCATGTCCGCGATGCGCTTTACTTCAAATTCCATGCGTTAGTCCTCCCCTCTGATTTTTTCCATGATGGCAGCGGCGAGGGTTTCGCGGGCGTCGTCCTGTTCGAGGTATGCGTCCACGGCGTCCTTGTACTGTGCCGGGATGGAAAAGATCATTGAGAATGTGGCGTCGGCAGGGGTTTCTTCTTCCTGCTCGTTGTCCGGCTGCGGTTCAGGCGGTGAATAATCGAGGATGTCGGCCAGACGGTTTTGGTACTGGTCGATCAGTCCTTGCAGCTCGTAGTCCTCAAAGCCTGTGATGGAAACGTCGCCGCGTTCGGAAAGCTCCTGCATCAAGGGGGCCAGCTTTTCATTATCCCAGCGGCCTTTGGCGCGGTTGAGGATGACGTTCAGCTTCTTTTCCTCTTTGAGGGGTTCGTTTATGACGACAACGTCGGTTTCGGCTTCGCCCATATCGCGCAGGGCCTTGATTCTCTGGTGGCCGCCCACGATGTGCCCGGTTCTTTCGTTCCAGATGATAGGCTCGACCATGCCAAAGGTTTCAAGGCTCTGTTTGATCTTCAGGTATGCGGGGTCGTCCGGCTGTAAGTCTTTGCGGGGGTTGTAGTCTGCCGGGTTAAGATCGGCAAGCTGCATTCTCCTGATATTCATTGCCATGTTCTGTTACCTCCCGGCGGGTGAAGAAATAGAAGAATGGCGTATCTGCCAGAGCAAGGCAGGCTTTAAGCAGATACTGACCGATCATCATGCCGATAAGGTTCATGCGGCCCTCCGGGGTAAATGCCCAGCCAAGGCCCAGACCAAAACTGATAAAGGCGTAAATGGCGGTGTCGATGATCTGGCTTGTGCAGGTGGAGCCGTTGTTCCAAATCCAGCGACCGCCCTTGACGTCGCCGTGCTTGCGGATGTAGGCATCGCGGATTTTGTGGAACACAAAGACGTCCCAGCTCTGGGATGCGTAGTAGGCGCACAGGCTGCCGATGACGAAAACCCAGTTCTGGCCTAAAAGCGTCTGGTATGCGCCATCAATAACAGGGTCTACTGCTCTGCACCAGCCTGTAAGGATAATTGCGATGGTTGCGAAAATCTGGCCTACAAAGCCAAAGAAAACCATGCTCTGCGCTTTCTTGCGGCCCCAGATTTCGCCGACGATGTCGGTACACAGGAACGTGACAGCGTAGGTGATCGCGCCGCCGGATGTGGACAGGGTGATGGGGCCAAGGTGGATGCCGGTGGTAATGGTGCGGCTGCCGACGACGTTCGCAATGACGATGGAGATCACGAACAGGGTCAGCAGGATGGAATAGTTCTTGTCGTTTTTTTTCATTGTGCTTCTCCTTTTGGTTCAGTCCTGCGGGCCGCAGGTGCGGGCATACAGGTCTTTGCAGATGGTCGCGCAAAGGCTGGCGTTTGTGGTATATACCAGCTTTTTGCCTGTCGGCTCGATGCCACGGGCCAGCATCATAGCCTTTACCTGTGCTTCGCGCTCGTTGTACAGGCTGCGCTTAAAATTGCGGATGTGTTCTTTTTTGATACCATCGTTGAAATATCCGTACTTCACGCCGGACAGCCAGCTCGTGCTATCGGCCGATGTGCAGAAATTGTTCTCGCGGATGATTTTGAAGTCGGTGCAGCCAAGCAAATGGATGTCGATCTCCGGCTTCTTGTTTTTGATGTAGTGGGTGATGTAGCGTATATCCTGCTTGTGGGTTGCGGGCTTTACAATGCGCCATTCCGGGACGCTGACGGCGATGTAATCGGCAAATTCGATCAGGCGGTCAAGGCCTTTCAAGCCGTCCTCAAAATGAAAGACGTTGATTTGCTTGTTTTCGGGCAGAAGATCTCTCATGCGCTGACGGAAATACCACGCTTCTTCCGGGCCAAGGACTTTCTGACAGTCGATCTCGACGCAGGATGCGGCGATGTGGTTCTGCTTGACAAAGGCAATGAGCTTGTCCTGCCATTCGGTCAGGGTCGAGATGGTCTGCTGCTGGCCCTTGCTGGCACCAAACATCAGGGTGAACAGGCCCGAATCCTGAATGACGTGTTTCTGCTGCTTCTGCTGTTCCAGAATAATATCATCTTCCGGCAGCCTGAAATCATCGTCGGGCTTCTTGTTGACGATGTAGTTATAGCAGCTGTACAGGCGGTAGCGGGTATCTGCCGCAACAAGGGCGCAAAAGTTTTCCTTGCTGCCATCGCTTCCGGCAAAATGAACTTTGACGTTACTCCCTAACATAGACGCCACCTCCCTGCCCATCTTCCTGCACGGTGACTTCGGTGCAGCCGAAAGTATCAGCGATCAGCTTCGCCAGCATTTCGCAGGACATGGAGCCAAGCATCATGTGGCCGTTTTCGTCGCCGAAACGGTCGGACAGAAAATGGTGGATGCGGTTCTGTGTCTGGATGATTTCCAGATCGCGGTTGTCGTGGGTAACGGGAATCCTGGCGGTAATATTGAACACATGGCGGTGGATGCTGCGCAGGTATTCAAGGCCCGCCGGGGCGTCCGGCCAGTTATGGAAGCCGGGAACGTCCAGTTTGCAAATGATGTAGTACACAGTTCTTTCCTCCTTTCAGGTTTATTTTGCCCTTTTGCGCTGGCCCATCCCGATTTCTGCGCAAAAAAGAACCACCCGGCCGCTGCTGCGGTCAGGTGGTAGGGCAGAGAAAAGAATGAGTGCGCTATTCTCTTTGCATCCGGCGTCTGGGAGTGTCGGAAGCTCCCTTTCGCTTTTCGCATTGTGATAGTATCACAGATTTGTATGCGCAATCTACCTCATTTACACTCATTTATGGTACATTTTCTGTGTTTTCTAGGGTCAAAATGGCTTTTTTGTGGATGCGGTGGACAGCTTCGATGTATTTTCGGTCGTCGCTGCCGTAAAGCGTGAGGGCAACGGCGTTCCATTTTTTCGGCCGGCAGGTGTCCTCACTTTCGGCGTCCATGTACCGCAGGCGCAGGACTTCGCGCTGTAAGCCGTCGGGGATGGAATCGACCATGCTTTCCAGCTTGGCCATCTTGTCGGCGTTGGCTTTCAAAAGCGGCTGAATCTTCTTTTCGTATTCGAGGTAGCGTTCGACCGCGGCTTCCATCTTATGACTGTTCCCGGCCGTGTGTGCGCTGCCGTCGCTTTCGGGTATACCTGTCAGGCCCCCGGCGGCGTCCCGCATATCATTCAAGCGGGCAAGCCGATTTTTATTTTCCATTGCCATCGGCAGGTATTCGGAAAGCCGATCTTTCGCTGACTGCTGCACTTGCATTTCCTCCGCTCAAATGGTATAATAACGGTTGTCCGGCGCCGTTCATTCTTAGGCCATTTGAGGTTTGAGGGTGGGCGGCTCTTTTTATGCCCAAAAGCTGCCCGATGGGGGTTATTCGTCGTCGCCGTCGTCGTCCGGCCTGAAAGCGCGGATGTCGATCAGTGCGCCGCTCCCCTGCCCGATCTGCTGCGCGGGGTTCATGGTGGTCTGCTGGGGGCCGCCTGCGGGCGGGTTGTCGTACATAGAGGTCTGGTTGGTCTGCATATAGACCAGCACATAGCGGCCAAGGTCTTTGTCCCAGACAAGGGCCATGCCGGTATCGGCCTTGCCGTCGTCGGTGTCCTTTATGGGCACGGTGGTCGTGATCTTGTACTTCAGGACAGGCTTTTTCTCCGGGCCGTCGGTGTCGCCCAGCTCTGCATCGCCATCGGTAAAGACGTCCTCGTTGGTGACGGTGATGTTCAGGGCAATCTGGCCTTCGTCCATTTTGGACTTCTCCATCTTCTTCAAAAGCCGCTGCAAGGCCACGTCAAAGGCTTCGCGGACTGTGTTAAAGGCCGGGGACGTGATGGACATTTCTTCATAGTTGGTGATGGCCATTGTGATGCTCCTTTCAAAGATCGCCGAAAGTTTCGGCTTCCTGTTCGCGCCGGATAAGCTCTTCTGCATGGCTGTCCAGCTCGTCGTGCTTTTTGTGGGCTTGCCCGTATTTGCGGAAAAAATAGCCCATGGCAAATGCTAAGATGTAGTATAAAATCTTCATGGTTCCAGCTCGCTCAATCTGACAAGCACTTGAGGGGTCTCCCCGTATCGCTTTTCGACCAGCAGGCGGCAGACCTGCGCATCGTCGTCGTAGGCGATTTTATTCAGAGAGTCCAAAACGATTTTCGCCAGATTATCAACGTCTGGCTTCTTCTGGCAAAGGGTCTTGATGTCAAGCATTAAGGCTCTTTTCTTTTTTGAGGTGGATTTCGGGACGGATGAATAGCTGACGATTTCGGCCTGTATGGGGCCGGAAAGCCGCAATCCTCTGGCGGTCTGCTGGTAATAGAGCCGCACCAGATTTTCATACATGACCGTTTCCTTTGGGGTGTAGGTGCTGGCATGGCCCGCGATTTGGACGGTGCGTGGGCGGGCCTTGCCTTTCGGCTCTCCGGGGACAGCGAAAGCAATAATCATGCCTGCTGCCCCTCTGCCGGGGCGTAGAGGGCTTCAAAGTTGCGCTTCGTGTAGACTGCCACGTTGCCGTCCTGCATCCGAACGAGGTAGTCGCCGGGGCGGGCGGTCATGCGTTCGCGCAGCTTGCGGTTCTGGATGATGGACGTCAGACCATCAAAGCGGACTGCGCCGTCCCGGATGGTGGTATTCTCGAACAGGCGGGTGCCGATGCGGTCACGCACCCATTTCGGGGAATCGGTGGCGTAGTCTTTGGTGAGCTGGTAGGCGTCAACCGTGGCGGTCAGGGGCTTATACTTCATTGGGGGCGTCCTCCTTTTTCGTGTCCGTTGCGTGGATGCAATAGACGGTCGAACGGCCAGTTTTGCCGGCCTTTTTGGTGTGCTGGCCGACGTCATAGCCGTTGTCTGACAGGATGGCCGCGATGGTGCGGCGGTCTTCCTTGCTAAATATGCGGAGTTCAATATCGTACTTCATACGGATTCTCCTTTATGTGTTGAGGAAAGCGAGATCGTCGCGGCAGCTTTTCATCATGGCTTCGCGGCGGCGGTCTTTGCCGTTGACTTCCACCGGGATGCAGACTTCTTGCAGGCGGCTGAAAACGCGGCGGCGTTCGATGGTGTCGGGGTTTGCAAATTCGGACGGTGTGATGTTGGACGTGACGATCAGGGGCTTTTGAGCGGCGCAGCGGTTGTCAATGACCGTGAACACGATCTCCTGCATGAAAGAGGTGTCGCGCTCGGCGTTGAGGTCGTCCAGAATCAGCAGGTCAACGGCGTTCAGGTCGTCGTAGATGGATTCTTTGTCGAACGTCCCTTGCAGGCGATTGGCGATGTCGGCAAAGGTGGACACCTTGACGGTGTAGCCTTTATCCAGCAGAGCGTTTGCGATGCAGCAGGCCAAAAAGGTTTTGCCAGTGCCGCACGGCCCGATGAAAAACAGGCCGCGTCCCTTTTCCCGCATTTCGGTGAAGTGTCGGACATAGCCCTGCGCCGCGTTGGTGGCCGCTGTGTTTGCGCGGTCGTCGGTGTCAAAGGTGTATGCCGCCTTTCGGTCGTTGGCTCCAAAACAGGCCGCTTTGCGCCGTGCTGTGAGCATTTCCCGCTCGGATTCCCGGCGCTTCTGCTGTTCGGCGTCGTGGGCTGCCCGTTGGCAGTCGCACATCACCGGGACAAGGCCCAGATCAAAGGCTGCGTTGTGGAAATGGTACTGCTTCGGGGTATGGCACTTGCCGCACATCAAAAGCCCAGTTTTGGGGTCTTTGTAGTCGTCCGGGGCGACGCTCTGGGCGGCCTGCGCCTGCTGCACGACCTGATTCAATGCGGATTCGATGCTCATATCAGTTCATGCCAAACGCCGCGTACAGGCTGGGTTCTTCCTGTTGGTCAGCGGGCGCGGCGGGCGTACCTCCTTTTCGTTTGCTCTGGAAGTGCTTTTGATCTGCCCGGAATCCGGCCAGCGTGGTGATACCTGCGGAAAGACAGCGGCGCAAGATGCCCTCGGCGTATGTCCAGTTCGGGGCGTTCTGCATGGCCGCTTCATCCATCGCGGCGCAGATCATGTCAGGCTCGACGCCCTTTGACAGCCACCACGTCCGCATAGCGTCGAATACAGCGCGTTTGATCGGGCCGATGTTCTGCTCGTAAGATGCTACCATGCGGCTCATGGTTTCTTCTTCGTCCGTCTTCTGGTGGGCGGTGATGGCTGCGGGCTGTTCAGGTGTCGCCGGGGAAAGAGTGCCCGCCGCCGCAGGCTGCGGGGCGGGTTCTTTCTGGCCGCTGATGGTGCGTTCAAGCGTGGACAGGATATAGACCCGGTATTCGTCGGTCTTGATGTACTGGGCCACGGCGCGGACGGCCGAAACCATTTTCGGGCTTTTCGTCCAGTTGTACTTGTGCCAGTTCAGGATCAGGAGTTCTTTTTTCTGCCAGTTGTAGCGGATGACATCATGCGTCTGCTCCATGCGGCGCAGCAGCTTTTTGACCGATTCTTCGTTGTAGCCAAGCTCCTGCGCCATCTGGCTGGAGCTGATCTCGTAGCATCCGCAGATATTGGTGTGAGGGTTGGTCAGCAGGTAGATGTAGAAATACTTGTCCTCCGGCGAAAAGTCATCACAGACTTTCGTGTCGCTCCAAAAGGATATGTATATCTGTCTGTATGTTGCCATCGTGCGCCCTCCTTAGAACGGCAGATCATCGTCGTCGCCCTCGATGATTCGCATTTCGTCCTCGGTGTACTGGCGGGCAGGCTGGGTGCTTTCGGGCTGCTGGGCGGGTTGTGCAGGTGCAGCAGCGCGGGGCGCGGGCGGGGCGGCCTGCTGCTGCGGTTCCGGCTGGGGCGGTTCAGTGGCTGCCGGTGGCTGCTCTGCCGGTGTGGGGCCTGCGCTCCAAACGGCGTTGATGGCCTGTTGCAGCCAGCGCAGTTGTGTTTTGCCGGATGGGGTGACGTCCTCGGCGTCGAGCTGGTAATAGGTTTTGCCGTTGTATTCGTGCGGCTCGACCTTTTTGCCGCTGGCAATGACATTATCGCCCTTGTGGAGCATATCATCCCAGAGGTTAACGTCCACGCGCCAGATATTGACGTCAATGAATTTTCCAAGCCACTTCCCTGCTTCGTTCTTTTCGCTGTCATAGCGGATGTTCAGCTTCATCAGGTAGCTGCCATTCTGGAGCCGCTTAAATTCCGGCTCTTTGGCAAGCTCACCATAAACAAGGACGCCTGTTTTACTTGTGCAGATCATTTTTCCTGTCCTTCCTGCATATCGCTGCTTTCAGGGCCAGCGTTTTCGAGAGCTGCCAGCGGGTCGGCTTCATCGTTTGGGGTGGCGTCGATGATTTCGACGTCGGGCCGCGCCGGGGCTTTCGGCTTGCGCGGGCGGCGGTTAAAGGTCGGCTCGGTCTGGCTGCCCTGCGGCAGGCTGTCCGGCTCCTCTACGCCCTGCTCCTCTGCTGCATACATCGCGCCAAGGTCGGTCGGGAACGCTTCGCGGAGAGCTTGCACCATTGCAACTTTGCGAATCATGGTCGCAGGTTTGGTGCTCCACTGCTGGTTGACCTCGCCGTTGCCCTTTTTGCCAAGGTATTCAGAGAGGGCACATTCAGAGTAGTTCGGGAACTGACGGTCGGTGCGGTAGACTTTGGCCCAGCCGCCGATCAGCTTTTCACCAAAATCTTCATAGACCGCGCTGCCCTCGCGGTACTCGATTTGGTTATTGTTGGAGTTGTGGACGACAATGCCGCTTTCAATGCCTGCAAAGTGCTGGTTTCGCTCGGCCCGCTTCATAAAAGATTCCTTGCCCGGAACCATCGTTGCGGGCTTATCGCCGTACTTGATAAGATAGACCTCTTTCAGCCAAGGGTTCAGGTGGTTGAAGCGGCACAGATTCAAGTACATCATGACTTCCTGATCTGTGACCTTGTCGGCGTCGCCGTTGACCAGATACGCCTTGATAAGTTCCGGCGAAAGCTCGATTTCTTCGCCGCCTGCTTCATACTTGACAGGCTCAGACGGTGCGACGGTTGCAAGGGCGGCTTCCTGCTGGCGGGTGGTGGGAGCTGCATAGCCACCGGCTCTGGAAGTTGCAACGGGTGCGCCACGCGGCGCGGTGTTTTGGGTCTGCCCCGGTACGGAAAATCCCATAATATTGACCTCCTGTTAGATCAGTTTGTATTCAAGGCCGATTTTGTTCAGAGCTTCGATCAGCTCACGGCCCTGCTCGGCGGTATAGCGGACGTGAAGAGTGCGCTCAAAGATTTTGGGCTGCTGCGCAGGTTCTTCGACCGGGGCGGCCTGTTCAGGCCGCGCGGCGCGGAGAGAGGAAAAATCCAGACGGCCGTTGTCGTCGATGATCTTCGACATTTCGACGTTCTGGGCAGCCTGCGCCTTGATTTCAAGGTCTTCGGCGGTGGGACGCTGGATAACAGGCGCAGCGCGGCGGGTGGCTTCTTCGGCGGCTTTGGCCTGTGCTGCCTGCTCCTGCTGGGCCTTGAAGTCGCGGAACTCCTTGCGCTCGGCGCGGGCTTCTTTCATAGACAGGTTTTTGAGGTAGGCCCGCTTTACGGCTTCGTATTCCTCGCCTGGTTCGCAGTCGTCGGCCAGATCATCCAGTTCCAGCCGCTTTTCCTCGATGATGGTTTTCAGCTCCTTTTCGGCGGTGCCGAAAGCGTAGGTCTTGTTGAGCCAGCGTTCATTAAAAATTTTTTCAAACGGTACGAGAACAGCCAGCGAACCAGCGGCGGCGGTGTAAACGTGATAGAGGTCGTTCTTTTTGGCCTGCTTCAGTGCATCCTCATAAGATTTGACCTGTACGTCGATTTCTCCGGACGTTTTCTTGATTTTTTGCCGCAGGTCTTTGGTCACGGTTTCCAGTTCGGCCAGCGGGCCAAGGTAAACGTCTTTCGTGGCCGTGAAAGCCTTTGCCAGCTGTTTTTCCAACGCGTTGAGCTTTGCCCGGTCTTTCTTCGCGTCGTCGATCATGTCATCGGTGTAGACGATGCCGACGTACTTTTCAACGGCATCATTGACATAGGCTTCAACGGCTTCTTTGTTCCAGACCAGCGGCGGGATGATGGGTTTCTGAATCTGGACGGTAAGTTCTTCCATGTTCATACCTCCTGTGGATGGTTCAGCAGGCTTTCGCCTGTTGGCTTGCAGGCTGTGAAACGAAAATCCCGATGTCCAGCGGCTTTTGCTCACGAATAGCCTGCATGAGCTGGGCGTCCGTTTCGATGCCATATTCGCGCTTGAGGATGTCGCGCAAAATGTCTTTAAGCTCCATTCTGGCACTTCCTCTCAAGCAGCAGCCGCATATCGCTTGCGTCCCGTGAGATGTTTTCGATAAAAGCGACTATCTTTCGGAGCTGGTCACGTTCCTGCTGGCTGATTTTGCCGTCAATGGCGATCTTCAGGACAGCGTTCTGCATGGCCTGAATGTCGTTGCCGTTGGTGTGTGTCAGGAAGTTGACGGCCACGCTTTCAACGCTCCTGACCTCGCAGGTCATGGCGCTGCCGACGTGCTTTCCGATGGGGCAGTCGTTTTTGCAGTAGTGGGTTTCCATTTCGGGCATACCGTAGAGGTCAGCCATCGCGCAAACAATATCCTGGGGCACGTTGGCGGTATCGACCTCATAGTTGCGCAGTGCGCTTTCCGAAATGTTCAGACGGGACGCCGCTCCAAGGCGGCTGCTCAGTGCGTCGTTGTGTTCCGACGCTTTTTTCCGACACAAAAAGTAATAGTTGTCATTGCCTTTGCTGCACTCATTCTGCATATCTTCTCGGCTCCAATGCTGTAAAATAGATGTAAGGTTATTCGACCTCGATCACGACGTGATGGACTTCGGCATTGGTGATACCAAGATACTCGCTGACTTTGTTCATCACGGCTCCCTTGACCGATTTGTTGATGACCTGCCGCATGGTTGCGTCGGTAGTACCGGCAGCCTGCGCCAGATCGCTGTTGGACAGACCTCTCATGGTCATAATGGTCTTGACCGTGCGCTTCCAGTCCAGATGCAGTTCGAGCTTCATATTTTAATTCTTGACCTCCTTTGCTTTTTTTGGTGAGCTATGCTATATTTAGGGTATACTTACATTTGTAAACGACTTTGTGAGCTTTCGTCGGTTTACATTTGTTATTATAACTCTCATTTGTGAGTGAGTCAACAGCTTTTACTCTCATTTGTGAGTAAATTTGTGAGGTGTTTTATATTATGGGCTTGTACGAAAACATTTTGGACGCCTGCGCACGGCACGACATCGCACCCAGCAGACTCATTATTGAGAGCGGATTTGCGAGTTCCAACATCGCCCGCCTGAAAAAAGGCAAGGCTCCCCATCTGGATATGATTCAGGGCATGGCCGAACGGCTTGGCATGAGTATCGACGAACTGGTTTACGGCCGGGACGGCATTGTGATCTTGACCGATACCGAAAAGCAGCGGCTTAAAGCGCACGGCCGCAAAAACCTTGACGTGCTGGATGCTGACGAAAAAGAGCTGCTTTCGATTTACCGCTCCATCCCGGTGGAAAAGCGTTCCATGTGCAAGGACTTTTTGCGCACCCACGTTGCGGCTGTCGCTGATCCTGCCGTGGATGCCGAAAAGAAAGAGTAAAATATAAGAGGTGTGCTATGGTTTCGCAGGAAGAATTCATTCAGGAACTTCAAACGCTGCTTGCTGCATATCAGGCGGCCAGCGTAGAAGATCGTGAAAAAGTCATGCAGATTTTGGCAAAATACGTTCCGAAAGATAAGGCCCAGCAATGAGAAAGAAGAAAATCGACGCGCCAAAAGAAAAGCCGCAGCGGGCGGCCATATACCTGCGTGTTTCGACCGCGTATCAGGTAGACCGTGACAGCCTGCCCATGCAGCGGAAAGACCTTGTCGGCTACTGCGAATATGCTTTGAACATCAGCGACTATACCATTTTTGAGGATGCAGGCTATTCTGGAAAGAATACTGATCGGCCGGCCTTTCAAAAAATGATGATGCAGATTCGGAACGGTATGTACTCCCATCTGCTCGTCTGGAAGATTGACCGTATCAGCCGAAACCTGCTCGACTTCGCCCAGATGTATGAGGAATTGAAGATGCTCGGCGTGACGTTCATCTCGCGCAATGAGCAATTCGACACGTCCACGGCGATGGGTGAAGCAATGCTCAAAATGGTGCTAATTTTTGCGGAGTTGGAGCGCAAGACGACAGCGGAGCGCGTCACGGCCACGATGATCAGCAGGGCGAACGATGGCACATGGAACGGCGGCCGGGTTCCGTTTGGGTATGATTACAACAAAGAAACCCAGACGTTTTCCGTCAATGGCGATGAAAGCTTCATTGTGCTGGAAATGTACGACTTGTACGAAAAGACGGATTCGCTGGTTCACACGGCGCGGGAGCTGAACGACCGCGGCTATGTGTCACGCCAGCACAATCCGTTCTCCCCTGTGTCTGTCTGGACGATTCTTCGGAATCCGTGGTATATCGGCACATACCGCTATAATTATTACAAGATACCGGGGCGCAAGGCCATCAAGGACGAATCCGAATGGGTCGTGATACCAGATCATCACACCCCGCTTGTGAGCAAGGAACGATTCGACAGGGTTCAGAAGATGCTGGATTCAAACGCCAGATACCGCAATACGCCCGGCAGGAGCGCTACACAGAAGAACGTCAATATCTTTTCCGGGCTTATATGGTGCGCCTGCTGTGGGGCCGCTTTTACGGCTTCTCCGGGCAAGCTCCATGCGTCCGGGTATCGGTCGGCCAAATATGGCTGCCCGAACGTGCGCAAGACAAAGACTTGCAATGCGAAATATACCTCGGACACGGTGCTGGGCGAATTTCTGCTAAACTTCATCCTGAACGTGATAAATGCTCAAAAGAGCTTCGACCAGATAAAATCCCCCGCTGATCTGGAAGCACGGCTTCTGCGCGGCGATACGTTCAAGAACGTGGCCGGAATAGATTCGGCCAGCGTGGCCGCCCTGTATGAAATGCTGGCCGAATACTCCCCCGCTGATTCGGTGCTTCTGAAAAAGCCGACGGTTAAAAAGAATCTCGACCCGGAGCTGCGCAAACTGCGGGCAGATAAGCGAAAGACGGAACGCGCCCTCGCACGGCTCGATCACATCTACCTGTATTCAAACAAGCAGATGTCGGATAAAGAATACCTGATAAAGAAAAACGACTTGATGAACGATCTGAAAGAACAGGACAAGTCCATCGGCCTGCTGACATCGGAATCGTGGGCGCAGTCGCTTTCGGATGACGATTTTTTGGAACAGGCCAGCAGCTTTATCATGTCCCAGCGGTTGCAGGAGCGGGAGTATATCTATTTTCAGGGTTTGGCCGAATGTACGGAGCCGTCTGTGCTGCGGTCGTTCTTCTTGTCGATCGTCGATTCTGTGCGCATGAGAAACGGCCATGTGGAAACGCTGACGTTCAAGAACGGAATATCTCACAAGTTTACCTATCTCGCAATATAAAAGGCCCGGAGCCGCTTTCCTGCGGTTCTGGGCCTTTTGCTGTATTCGGTTCAAACGTCCCGACTGACCATGTGATAGGCGTACCAGTGGCCCCGCCGCTGGAACAGGTGATACCAGCTTGTGAACTCCTGCCCGGTGCAGTCATAGGGGCTGTTGTAGGCTTCCAGATAGCAGTTATCATCGAACCACTCAGCGGCGTCCTCTTTGTGTGCCGTGTCCAGCTCGTCAGGCAGTCGGACAAGTTCAAGGCGTCCATCGTAGTCTGCGCTTATAATGCGCGTGTTGGAAATCGGGCGGTTGTTGTATTCCCGGATTTCCCGCTTCGTGTTGGTGATAAAGATTTCACGGTTGGCCTTTTTCTCAGGTGCAGCGGCGGGGGCGTTCTGAGCGAATGTCAGGAAGATGTAGGCATCCCGCAGCTTTTCGGTATCAGTGATATTAAACATTTTTCTCTCTCCATTCTTCCGGGTAGTCATAGGCGTTGAAAAATCCTGCTGAGTATGCGTTGCCGATTCTGTGGCCCTCGCTGTCGATCCGGGTGCGTTGTACGATCTCTTGACCGTACATGTTGTAGCCCAGCGTGTAGAGGTACTTTTTTGTGCGGTACTGGCCGCTGGTCAGCAGGGCCTTTGCCATTTGCTTGGATGCTTTCATGTTGCTCCCTCCTGTTCAGAAGATAAAAACGTCAACGTAGCTGTTGCGGAACGTGCTTTCGCTTCCGTCCTCGTCCTTGACAACGACGTACTGGTCGTGCGGGTCGGTTTCGTCAAAGCCCATCGCCATGATTTCGGCGGCAGGGATGGTCTTGCAGGTGACGCTCTTCGCGTACTCGGTATAAAAACAGGCGGCGGCGTTCTTGTTGAACTTCTTCTTCAGCGCGATCTTGACAGTAATTTTTTAGCCCTCCTCGACTTCGACCATTCCGGCCAGCTTATAAAGCAGCTCGTGGTCTGCTGCGGAGATCTTCTCCTGCTCAAACTCACGGTCGATCTGCCAGAATGTAGCATCTCGGTCGTTTTCGGTTTTGATTTCGGAAATCATTTTGGCCAGCTTCTTAAACATTTCCATTTCCCCTTTTAGTTGATTTTGATGGCGAGACAACCGGTTCCATCCTGCCAGAACTTGAAGATGCTTTTCCCGGTCTTCTTGTGTTCATACTTTGCGGATGCAGTGGAGCTTGCGACGAAAGATTTTCCAAAATACCATTCAACGGATTCCTTGGTATCGACTGCGCTGTTGGTTTTGTATGTAATCATCATTTTTGTGCCCTCTGCTCTCCGTTGTGTGTTTGTAAATCATTCTGTGATTGTATTATCACTTCTATTTGCGAGTAAGTCAACAGGTGTGATATTATTTTTGCAAAAGAAAAGCCGCAAGGCGGTTAAACCTCGCGGCTGATTCTGATTCACATTTGTAACTCGTGGGGGTTATTCTATCAACATCGCATCCCCCATACTGACGGGAGTCGGGATGCCGGTATGGAAAGCAGCGAAAATGCGAGCATTTTCAAAACGCAGGAGTGCCACTGGTTCCGTCTGAAACGCTACCTTTGCAGCCAAAGATTGTTTGTATCTGTGCAGCAAAAAGACCCCGTGTGGGGCCTTTTTGCTCGGTATAGTGCCGCATATCCCTATTCTAACAGATGCTTACCGATAATGCAACTGCTTTTTGGACGACATCAGCGGCCGAGCGTAAAGCTCACCCCGGCAAAGTCATCTGCGGTCAAGACGTAGGTTCCGTTGTCCCACGCCTCGTTGACAAGCATCTTGGCTTCTTCCCAGCTCGCCGCTTCGACGGGTACGACCTTCTTCAGGTATTCGACGATGACCACATCGTAGGTGCTGGTCCGGGGCGGAAGCGCTACCTTTGCGCGTTCCATCATCATGCCCAGAATCAGCTCGTCCTTCTGAAGCTCGCTGAAATTGTCCGGGTCACCGCCTTCTTTTCCCGCTTCCTCCAGAAGAAGCTCGCTGTTCATCTCCTGACAGAAGTCGATGCAGTCCCGGATGGTGTACGGCTGATCGTTGTCGGCATTCTCGCCGTCCTGATTGTCATGCAGGGCGAGATGGAACTTGTCATCCATCATCAGGCTGTAGTCATGCCCCTCCAGATAGCCCAGCAGCACTTTGGCCTCAATGGCGGCAAGCTCAACACCCTGCCGGACAGAAACGGCCATCAATTCTTCGGACTTCGTAATCAGCGTCATATAAGCGCTCTCCTTTCATTCCATACAGACTTTTCCGACCGAAAGCAGATACGAACACCAGCCGTAACTGATGCCGAGGCCTTTTGCCTTTTCGACCACCTGAGTGATGCTGTACTTCGGTTCCGGTCTTTTTGCGAGCAAAAGTTCCTCCAGCATCCTTTCCTCCAGCGTTTCCTGCTTCCGACGTTCAGCTTGAGCAAGGCTGCGTTCCAGATAATGCTCGCGGTGCTTGAGATAAGATTTGTGGGATTGTGCGGCCTGACGTTTCTTTACGCAGTCAGGGCAGAACTTCTGGCGGTTCTTGGCGTTCGGTATGTCCCGTCCGCACATCTCGCACTTTGGGGTACTCATCTGAAAATCCTCCCAGAATCCTTATCCATAAGAACAACCCGGCCCACGATCTCGAACCCGGCGAGATCGGCCACCTGCTTCAATGCGCTGACCAATGCGCTGATGGTGCGCATCCGGGCAGCTTCAAGCTGTTCCTCCTTGCGGATGTTCTTGTGTGCCTCATACGGCGTCGGGTCGTTGTAATGCTCGCTGTTCTTCAGTTCCACGGTCGGCACCTCCTCATCAACAGATCATCGGAATCAGAAAGAACCACAACGGGTACGTCTGCCCAGTTACGATAATGGCCGCGACAATCGCAGCTCCAACTGCCAGCCACTTGGCTGCATCAGACATTTCAGCCCACATTAGTTTTTCCCTCCGTTTCAAGGTCTTTGTACGTTTTTTCCATCATCCGCTCTGAAAAATACAGCGCTTCAGCCAGTCTTCCCTCAACAATCATTCGCTCGGTGCAGGGCGGAAATTTGGAGCATTCAAACAGCGCTTTTCTGACCGCATCACGAAATCCATCACTTGCAATGCTGAGGTCAAACATTTCTTTACGTGTCATTCTGCTTTTTCCTCCGGCGCTACAGGCAACGGCATCCAGAACGGAACGTCCACAGGGTGAAAAATTGCATTCTCCCAATATGTGATGTCAACATGCTTGACCGCGGCTCCCCAAACAATGATTCTTCCGAGTCTGTCAGCATCCGCTTCTGTCGGCGGGTCATACTTGGAATTTCTCCAGCATTGACCGGCCACTTCCTGCGGGGTAGCTTCTGGCTGGGTGTCGATATAGTTCTCCACATCCAGTAATGTGTGGATATGGCCTACCTTCATACCCATGCGCAGGAACTCTTTCAGCATCTCAGCTTCAAGATACCGTTTCTTACTCATAAGGCGTCGTCCTCCTTTGCCTCAGCAACGTAGCACCAGCTCTGGGGCGGCTTGCTCAAACAGCAGCCATTGATTGCGCAGGTCGGCGGGAGCATATAGCTTCCAGACGGCTGATAATGCTCGCAGCTCTCATTTCCACAGACATCGGTTCCGTTCATGCCACGAAAGTCATGCCTAGAAAAGCCGGACAAGGACTTGGGCTGGTCATAAATCTTCAGGTCTGAGATATGCCAGCCAAAGCCATCGCCGCCTTTAAGATACCCTTCGACGTCAGCTTCGCTCAGGCAAGCTGCCCGAAGCAGTTCGTCAGGGTATTCGTACTGCAAATCGGGAGTTTCAATGTACAGTTTAGCAGGCTCATTGCTCCCCATCGTACCAACATGGGCCAGTCTGTCGATTTTATCGCAGACGAATGTGCCGATGACTTTTCCATTGAGCAATTCAAAGAGGTTTTCGGCTCTTTCCCGCCCGCATCCATGAACCGGCCAGACTTCCTTACGGAATGCTTTTTTGTCAGGCGACCATCGTTCCTGCCACGCAAGCAGCGGGGTTGCCTGCGTGCAGTAAATATAGCATCGAAACGGGAAATCGAGACTCGGTACATTCCTGCGGATTTCGACCGTCTTTTTACCTGCGGCGATTTGGCAGCACCATCCCGGCCGAATGCTGATGAGGACTGCTTTATTCTTCAGGGACATCGACTTCAGGGCCACCATGCCCATCCGGCAGGCTTCCTGCACGGTTTCGAGGCTGTCGTAGTCCTCATAATGGGTGGGGTTGAGGATTTCGGCTGCGCGTTCATTGGTCATTTCTATCACCTTCCTTTGCCTGACTCACAAATGCGGAAACGTCGATAGATGCAATATTCATGCCATGGTACACATCATCGGCGAAGGCTTTATCATCGTCATTGAGAACTGCTTCCAGCGCGTCAACTGTGGCCTTCAGAGCTGCAACAACAAGCTGCAAATCAGCACGCATATAGCCCTGTGCAAATTCGCAAATGCCGTCGGTCATTTCGGCAAGCGCGTCATTGATGAGTTTCTTTGCGTGACTGTCGGCGCCAAGCGAGAGGAGCAGCCCGGCCTGAGCAATATAAGGAACATTTTTTGAAAACATAAGCATATAAAAACTCCTTTCTTATACGAGCCACTGGCTCATCCAACTATCGAACTCACTGAAGCGGAAGATGCGCAAGGCACGTCGCTGCTCAAGTGAAACGGCAAGCCACAAATCAAAAAGCGTTGCATCGTACATCTTCGTATCAACGCACAGGTCATTGTGCATACAGTACGCGGTCCACAGGGCCATGAGCTGACTGCGACAGACGGCGTTGCGAAAGTCTGTCGTGTCATCCTTGACGTAATCAACGAGGAACTGCCATTCGGACTTCTCGGTCATCCAGATCACCTCCAATCTTGTAGGTCTTTCCACGGCTGCGGCCAGTCCCCTTGCGGTACTCTGCAATCCAGACCGTCTTTCCGCTCTTGTAGTGGCGGAAGTGGCCTCTCACGGTAAAGGAGCAAGCCGGGCTTGCATGGTGGCCTCTGGGAACCGCTGTGAGCTGTTTTCCGGCCGAGTGAATGATGTATGTGGTGTTGGCTGTATGCGGCTTTGTGGAGCCTATGCGCTTGGCGGGAGCCTTTGTTGAGGCGGCGGATTTCTCGCCCCTGATGCCGACCGCTACATACGTCATCAGCGCCATCAGGGAGCCATACACGGTCAAAGCGCCCTGTTCGGTTTCGGCGGGGTTGCAGTCCGCAGGGAGCGTACTCACTTTCTTCTTCCACAAGCCGTTGCCCAGCGGAGCGAAGACAACGTGGCCGAGCTTCCGGGCCGGGCTGTCGAGGTAGAGCTTCAGCTTCTTGTCAGAGCGGAAGCACTTGATGGAGATGCCGCTCTCGACAATCTGGATTTCCACTTCTCGCAGGGGAACCGGCATCGAACGAACCAGATCGTTGTGCTCATCTCTCCATGCGAGGAGCTTTTCGATGTCTGCCGCTGTGACCACAATCTTGTCCATCATCGTGCATCCCTCCCAACGAATGTGCCGGCATAAAGCCGCCCGCCGATCATGTAGTGGTAGTATTCATGCCCACGCTGGATGTCGGCCTGTCTGCCGGGCATGGGCCGCAGAACCAGCGGATGCCCAGCAATCTGCACCACATATTCTCCGGCTGGGATGAGCGCCGCCATCCACGGCTCCACCGGACTGGCCCGCGCCGGGCATCCATCCATACAGCAGGTGGCGGTTACCTGCTCCACGTTCATGGTGAACATGGAAAGCTGCTCATAGCCACTCATAATCACACCCACGCCGGTTCGACGGGCGACTCAGGCAGGCTGCACAGCCAGTCGATCACATCCTGCGGGACTTCTTCCGTCAACCACGAGTGGCCGTACTTGTAGCCGCAGACCGGGCAAGGCTTGCCGAGAATGCCATCAGGGTGTTCCTCAGGATGGAGCCAGCCGAGGGCCTTTGTTTCGGTCGCACCAGCCATTCCGGGATAGAGAGGCTTCTGCGGTTCGTAATACAAAGCTGCATCGCCAGAGATTTCGTGAGGAAGCGTAAGGCTGTACGGCAACTTAGCAACTTCGATCTGGTTATCGTTCAGGGCTGCGGTCATGCCATCGCAGAGCATCTTCCACGAGCTTTTCTTCATGGATTCCTGCCGCCGAAGGGTTTTGCTGTTCAACCGGTAGTGGTACAGCGTGACAGGCGTGACAGCCAGTTTGTCCCAGCCAAGTTCTTTCTGGTGCTTGCAGTACGGCCGCATATCGTTCAAATGCCACTCGTCCCAGATGGAGCAGAACTTGTCGAGCATTTCCCGCGTCCATTTATCGCAGGGGTGGCCTTCTCGGATTGCATCAACGCACTGACCAGCACCGCCACTGCATTTCCAGCTCGGCATGGGGCCGATAACGCCGGTGATGCTGAGTCTGCCATTCTCAAACTGGATTTTGCAGAACGCCCGTGCGGTAGCTTCATTGCCTCTGCGGGTGTAGACCTTACAGAAACACGGACTGACGACCTTTTTCATATCATTCTCTCCCCTTTCGTGCTTCTTCTGCAATCTTGTCAATGTTGCGGTTGAGCAATTCGTTCATGTCCAAGAGCCGCTGTTCGAGGATTTCAAAGAACTGCTTCGTGACGGTCTCCCTGCTGATGACGCGGCAGTTGCAGTGGACGGCGAGAATCACGTCATCAAACGTAATGCCGTCCAGCAGGTTATCGCAGGCTGCTAAGTCATCGCCAAGAATCCATTTCCGTTCTTCCATTCGGACCTCTCCTTTCAGATGGATGCGCAGAAGTCGCCGAGCTTCTGCCACAGGTGGAACGTCTTCCGGCTCATCTGCACGGTATCGGGAACGCCCCGGCCAACCGTCCAGTCGTGAGCCATGCGGAACAGCCGCCCTGCGGCCTCCCGCTCCGATTCGCTGAAGTCGGCCAGCCATGCCCTGCGGCGGCGACCGCTGCTCCAAGTGCAGCCGTAGCGAACCATGCAGATGAGGTCGTACGGGATGTTCGCCCGGACTTCCTCAACGGTGAGCTTCATCATCCGCTTTGCCATATCACTCATCCTCCTTAATCCTGAAAAAAGCCATTGCGCTTGCCTTGATGCTGCTCGGCCATCCGTCCGGGTAGGGTCGCTGCGTACCATCCGTAAAGGGAACAATCGCGGTGGCGTCTACGGCCAACATCTCGCCCTCGTACTGGTAGGGGCGGCAGCGGAACGTACGGAGCTGGATGCTCTCGCATTCCATCGTACCAGCCCCCATGCGCCGCAGATCATCCGCGTTGCGTGCTGCATTCGGGTCATACCCGGCGGCTTTCATGTGGTCCAGAACCGTCATATCAGGCAACCTCCTTTCCGACAACATTCAGGCAGATGTAGAACCGGCCATCGAAGTCTTCAACCTCCCAGAAGTAACCGCCGGTGTACTTGCCATCGGTCAGCGCCTTGTCCTGCCAGAAGCCTTCCTTGATGCACTCCGTGATGGTTTCCTGCCAGCCATCAAAGCGCTCATCCCCGGCCAGCGCCTTGAAGAAGCGGTTGACCGCGGTCTGCCACATCTTGCAATCGGTGATGAGGTCAGCGCAAACCATGCCGTTCGGCTTGTTCACGATGGCAACCAGATCGACGTCCTGCCGGTGTTCGTCCTGCTCGAAAGCCTCGAAGCTGCTGTATTCTTTCACCTTCAGCATTTCTAAATCCTCCGTGTTTTGGTAAGTTGTTTTCTGTATCTTCATTCTAACTTACCGGTCTGGTAAGTCAAACGTATGCTGAAGTTTTCACAAAAAATTTTACGGTATTCCGAAGATACTTTATGGAGGCTTATCCTACTTTACGGCTGAACCTTTCCCAGAACTGCTTGGCGATGTAGGGGCTGACCGGGGTGATGGTATGATGCTGGCATCCAGAAAGCTGGTAGAGGACGGTGAAGTAGTTCCCGGCGGCATCCTCGAACAGCTCTACATAGAAGTCCTCAAACATCACGACCTTATTCGAGCAAAGCGATTCCGCCTTCCGGGTGTCATATCGAACGCCGTCTACGGTCTGCGCCACAGCAGGGCTGGTGCTGTTGCCCAGCTCCGGGAGGCCCGCACCGTTGGCATCACTCATGGAGACCTCATAACCAGCAAAATGCAGAGCCTTTGACAGCTCATCGAAGGTGAGCGAGTTGTTCTTCAGCCGCCCGCTGAGGTTCTGCGGGGTCCAGCCCATGTGTTCGGCCAGCTCTTTCTGGGTCTTCCCTGCTCCAGCAAGGGCAGCGCGTACCATGTCAGATGCTCGCATATCATCAGCCTGCCTTTCCAGCCAGAACCCGATTCAGCAGGCTCTCGTACATAATCTGGAGCATTTCACACTTGGCTTTCGCTGCGGCCAGCTCCGCAGCCATGTTCGGATTTGACGCCGGCGTAGACACCTTGACATCCCGGATGACCGGAACTTCTTTCGTGACCTCCACGATTTTCTCTACGGGCTTTCCAACTTCCAGCTCCAGCGAGATCAGCATTGCAACCTCCACGTTGGTCATCTCTGCCGGGGTCAGGTGGCCCTTGTAGCCCAGCAGGCGGTCAACCGATACGGTCGTAATCTGCTCACAGAGGGCAGTGCTTTCGCGCTCAGAGCTGCGGATGAGAACGTGCGTCGGCAGGTCTTTCTTCGGTTGGGTGGTCAGGTATACGACCTCTACCGTCTCTGAACTGGCGTTGTTCTTCTCGTTAGAGACGATGATTGCCGGGCGGCCTGCCGCCTGCTCACAGCCGGTGTAGTTGTCCTTGCTCACATACCAAATGTCGCCGCGCTTGATTTCCATATCCTCACTCCTCCTCTTTTGCCTGACGCTTCAGCTCGGAAGCATTAATGGTGATGCAGGTGGTGTTGGCGACGATGCCGTCAGCAATCCCCTTGCCATGCTCGTCCAGCAGGGACTCCAGCGAGGTCGCGGTGAGCCGCAGGGCAGCAACCATGAACGGGAAGTCCATCAGATCATAACCGCTTGCAACACCCATCAGCTCCTTGGTCATCGCAGTGACGCACTCAGCAGAGATGTTGCGGGCATCATCCGGCCTATTTGCAAGCACTGCCAGCGTCATCCGCAGCGCATAGGGCATCATTTTCTCAGGCATTGTTTTTGTCCTCCTTATACTCGCTGACGGCCTCCGAGATGGCATAATCACGGTGGTACGTCCAGCTATCGTCATTGTCGATATACTTCCGCATCAAGACCGCCGCACGCGGGGCGAGCGCATTGAGCGTCGTTCGGTCAAGCTCATAGGCTTCCATAAGCTCCTCATCGGTGAACTGTGAGATATATTCCCGCACGTCCTCCTCATAGCTCCGAAGCTCATATTCGGAGTAGGAGCGGACCGGCTCACAGCCATCCAGCGGTTTCGGGCAGTAATCGGTGCAGCCATCGTCGTGGACGCCCGGCTTCCTCCCGGTCAGGAACGGAGCCATGCAGATGCCCTGCGGGTTAAACACGCAGGTTTCGGAGTCGCATTCCGTGCAGAGCTTCTGGCAGTGCAGCAGGCTCGTGATGCTTGCCGCGTTAGAGGCATCCTCGTTGTAAAGCAAGTAGGCAATGCCCTTGCTATGCCGTTCATCAAACCAGCGCCAGATGTCAACGCGGCTGGTTCCTGCCGGGAAATCCAGAAACGGGGCCTCCATCGTTTCGGTGGAGGGGTCCATAGGGACATCCCCGAACCGCTTCCACAATTCTTCAAGCAGCGCATCGCGCTCTCTCAATGTTCTCATTACCAACGCCTCCCCAGAAAGAGCCTTGCCAAGCCCACAACGGCCATCGCCCCGACGATTGCCCAAAAAGCAGCGCAGAGGATGTCCGTGGCCGTTTCGAGCCACTGATCTACCACGATCAACCATGCCATCATCATTTTGCCTCCACTCAGCCGAATACCAAATCGCCAAACAGTGCGTGCTGGACAATCTCGTCCGCACAGGTGGCATCAATCTGGCCGCAGTCAACGGAACCATCTGTGCTGTCCACAACATCGCAGTTGGCGTAGCAATTTTCGAGCCACTGCTTAAATCCAGCGAGGAACTTGTCGCGGTCGAGCATATAGCAGGTCTTGTCATCCTCAAACGGCTCATCGAGCCAGATGGCGAGCTTCCCGCCGCGCGAAATCTGCTCGCTGGCGTACTCACCGAGGTAGTTGCCCTGCACGACAACGCGCCTGCACCAGTAGTTGATGCCGCCTTCGAGGGCAGACACCATGATGTCGTCGATGTCCTGCTGGGTTAGTGCAGCGCGAATCTGAACTAAAATCTCAAATTTCTTTTCAGGCATTTCACTCTTTCCTTTCGATTTCAAAAAGCATTTCAGCTTTCGCTTAAACATTCGGGTCAAAAAGCAAATTCTCATAGCGGCCATTTAATCTATCGCGGTACTTCCCATTCGGAACCATGTAGTTATTGGGAACTTCAGGCGGCAAAGGTCGCTCGTCTTGCAGGTCCATTCCGGCATCAAACATGGAGAGCTGCACGTTCTTGCTGGTGCGTTCCCGCAGGAATCGGTAGAAGTAGATGATGTGGTTCCTGACGAGGTTCAGGTTCACACCATCTGGCCACGCAGGGTCGGAGCAGCCGTTCTTCTTAATGTCATCCCATCGCAGGTACGCGGCATCAAGCTGCGCCCTAAGCTGGGATTCGTTCATCTCCTCGATGGGAACGTACTTGCTCACGTTCGCACCTCCTTGCGGAGTTCTTCAGCGGCGACATCGGCGGTAAATCGGTCAACGCCGAGCTTTTCCAGCCGCCGGTAGGCTGCCTCCTTCTCCTTCGGGGTCTTTGCCCGGATGAGGTCAGTAATCAGGTCGCTCAGCATAAGCCAGCCTCCTCTCTCGTGATGATTCCGTGCGTCCACGGCCCAGTGTAGATGCCGATGCTTGGGAACAGCCACAGCAGAATCTTCTTCATGGCATCGAGGTAGATGCGGTACAAAGCATTCTGCGAGTTCAGGTCGAGATCGGAGTCGGTGTCTTTCTGAATCAGCTCGACAGCGGTGGACCATTCATTGTCCTCAACGGCAACGTAGAACAGCGGGCTTTCGAGAATCGCTCGCCGAGTCCTTGAAATATTCTCGTTCGTTTTGCTGAAATCAGGAAACCGATTCATGAAGTCATCGGAGAACAATCGCAGGTCATAATCTTCCTCATCGACGCTTTCGCACTCATCGTACTCCCAGCCATTTTCTTCGGGAGAATCGGTGCCGAACCAGTAGCGGAGCTTGCGGTCATCCATGTCGTCATCGGCGGCATTGACCTTCCGGTAAACAGCCGTGTAGTCATTGTCGATGTAGAACACCCCTTCGTAGGGGCCAGTGGTGCAGACATTTCCGCGTCCCATAGATCAACCCTCCGCGTCTCCGAGGAACGAGATGACATCTTCGAGGCCGGAAGATGCAGATTCGAGCATATCGACCGCATTCTCAGCAATCTCATACCGCTCGGTTCCCTGCAAGCTCTCAGGGATGTTCTCGAAGGCTTCCTGTTCCTCCTCGTGAAGCTCATCAATCTGGCTCTTCAGCTCATTCAGGGCATCTGCAATCTTGCTGATACGCTTGCGCCGCGAGTTATTCATTGTCACAGTCCTCCTCCACTTGTTCGTTGCAGGAATCATCAGACTCTCTGTACGAGAAATAGTAATCATCAGGCGGCTCTGTTACTCCGCCGAACCGGTCAAGCCAGCCGGAGCAATCATACATCGGATTCATCGCTGTTCTCCTTCAGATAGCAGTGGTCAACGACCCAGCCGCCCTTGTTGCCGAAGTCCTTCATGTACCAGTCGAGGCGAACCATCTGGTCGGTGCCATCCAAGCAGGAGCCGAACAGGCTGGTGGAGCAGCTGCTCGACCGGAAAGCCTTGTTGTCGCTGCTGACCTCATAGGTGCGGCTGCGCAGCGGGTAATGGTGGTCAGGCCAGTTGCTCTCAGCAAATACGATGCAGGCGCTCACCGGCTTTGCAAGCTTGGTCTTGTTGTGTTCAACGAACAGGTCCCGCAGTTCGGGATAGGTCATGTTCTGGTTATCCATAGCTGATACCTCCATCAGAGAACAAAGCAGATAACGAGCAGGGTGACGGCAAAGGCTGCTGCGCCGATGGCAACGGCGTTCAGCACGTTGTTGAAACGCTCCCGGTCGGCATCCTTCTGGCGGCGGGCTGCGCGGCTCCGCTGCTGTGCGGGGCTGTTCAGCATCCGCAGGAAGCAGTTCGGGTCGTTCTCCCATTCACGAGCAGCGGTCATGTTCTTGCTTTCCATAGCTAAAACCTCCAAAATATCATGTATCTGCGGGTGGCTCCCGCGACGCCCAGCAGGGCGTTTCGGCCGGTGCCAGCGGCCATCATCAGGCGGGTTATGCGTTGAGGTAGATTGCAAGAGAAGTCAGCGCACTCTCCATACCGAAGCCGTAGCGGCATTCCTCCGGTTCATCGGAGTTCTCCATCTTGCGTGCCTGCTTCAGGACAGCGTTCATTGCTTCTTCCAGTTCCTTTGCGGTGATGGTCTCTTTCATAGTTCAGTCCTCCTTGTTGGTGTACTCGTCGGTGTCACGGCTGGATTCGCCCTGGAGGAACACCCGATGCTTGCCCTTGTCGTCCCTGACCCAGTCACCGCCCAGAGCGGTGAGGGTGAAGATCATCCCTTGGTACTGACCCTCGGCGCACACCCGGGTCGGCTCCGGCAGGTCCTCCCGGTGCATGACGCACCACTGAGAGTCCATACTGAACGCCAGCATCCCCAGATGGCCGCGCAGTTCCTTCATTTCCAAGTTTTTCATTTCTGTGTCCTCCGTTCATCTTACCGTTTTGGTATGTTTTTCTGTATCTTCATTCTAACTTACCCACCACTGGTGTCAAACGAAAAATGAAGATTTACCGAAAAAATTTACGGAGTACATCTGGGAGTTTACCGGCGTTCAGTAGACCATGCCTTCCGGGTCGATGATGGCGCATTCCTTACCGTGAACGTAGTAGGCGTTGCCGCTCTCATCCACCCAGACCCGGCAATAGCCAGACAATCCAATGTCCGGGTCGCTGGCTACGCCGTCCCACTCTGGCTTGCGGGTCAGCTCGCCGACTACCGCAAAGCCGATGGCCGCTGCATACCGGCGGGCGATGCCCTCAGTAGCAGGCATGAGCGGTGTTCCTGATGGCGTGGACCATCAGCGTAATGGCCTCGGCCAGCGGGGTGTTCAGGTACGGCAGCTCCTTGTCCTCCACGATCTCGGAGTTCATGGTCTCGCCATGCTCGTTCTTTGCCGCAATCCAGCAGCCATCACCGGTGTTCTCCAGCACGATGCTAAAGTACGGTTCCTTCTGGCCGCAATACTCCAGATACTCCCAGAAGATACGGGCCTTTTCCTTGCCCACGGACTTGACCGACCAGCGCCAGTTTTCGTCGTTCTGGTTGGCCTCGGAAACCAACTGGCTAATCAGTTCCTTGTGTTCACGCAGATCATACATCGTTCTCAACCTCTTGACTTTCTCCTGCCCTCCTGATAAGATGGAAACGAGATGGGGCAGGTCCCATCCCGTTCCGTCTGGCTAGGTTCCCACAGGGTCGCAAACTGTGTGGGGAACCTAGCCTTTACTGTTTCTTAGATTCGCCGGTTGCGGGGTCGAGGACTCCAGCAATGCACTTAATGCACTGCGTCGCTTCCTCGTCCGTGTGGCCGTGAGCTTTCAGCCAGTCGATCAAGCGGCTGGCTTCCAAAGCGGTCATGCTGTACTCGCCTTTCATTTTGTTACACCTCCTGCTCGTGCTTCCAACTTACCAGCCAGATGCTGGTAATTGTAGATAACTTACCTTTTTGGTAATTTATCTTAGTATCATTATAACTTACCCAACTGGTAAGTCAATCTGTTTTTTAATTTTTTCAAAATATTTTTTATATCCACTGGCTATTTGATGCCAAGCCGCTGGTGGCCTCTGGAAAACCTCTGAATTTGCATTTTGGTTACGGGTAAAAGTGTATTGGGAAACGTCTGGAACCCTCTGGGAAGGATTTGTCAAAAGTGCATAACAAAATTTGGCTATTTTGAGAATTGATTTTTCTGGCGACGTTGTTCCATCGGAATTTCCGTGCAAACAAAAAAAATCCCCCTGCACCAGCCTTTTTACGGGTCATGGTACAGGGGGATTATCATTTTACGCTGACTTTGCGCTGACTCATCCCAGATTCAGCGTATTCTGGGCAGCGGCCTGCTTGGCGGCGACGTGGTTGGCGTCGATCTGGGCCTCAATACGATTTTCGAGGTACTTGGTCGTATCGCCGAAGTTGCTCTTGATGTAGTCCTGCGCGTCGCTGCTCATGCTTTTCAGGGCGGCAGACACGGCCCGCATCAGGGCTTCCTTCTGCTCCGCCTCATTGAACGTCTTGGCAGCTTTCAGGTCGTTGACGTAGGTCTGGTTCATCGCGGCCACGGCATCGGACACCGCACTGCCGATTTCGCGGACGAGGCGCTGCACCTTGATGTCGTTGGTCTTTGCCACGATGAACTCGATGAACACGGCAATGCCCTTCTGGATGCAGGCGGTCACGATGGGGACGCAGACCAGCAGGGCGACGTACAGCAGGCTTCTCGTAAACTCATTCATATTCGGTTACTCCTTTCATTCAGTGAACCTGATTCTTCAGGCTGTTCAT